AAGTTTTACTATCTACTGCTTCATCAAATCTTCTTTTAGATACCATAAACGTAGTATCTTCTCTAATTTCTAAACCAAATTTATTTACAATTTCTTGTTCACCAGCAAAACCTTCAGTGGTTTCCATATACATTTCAATCATATGTGCTGTTCTAAACCTAGACAGCATATCTTCGCCTAAGATTAAATCTTTATTTACGATTGAACGAGGAAGATAGTAAATATCTTGTCCGTAGATTTTCAAACCCTCTATGATTATATCTTCATAAAGTCTTTGTTCTTCGGAACTTCCTATGCCCTTACCTTGTTGAAAATAGTGGTTGACGGCCATAGCATTATCCTATCATCATTGCTGGATTTAATTCGTATGAACTTCTTATTTCTTGTTCTAATTTTTCAATGTCATTTAATGCCTCAGAATAAATCTGTTGACCATTTAATGAAACACCACCAATCATAGCGACACCATTAAATTTAGATAAATTTGCTCCCCATTGTTTTTTAAATAATGAAGTAACATATCTTTTTAAATAAATGTCATTATAAACATCAGTATAAACAGTTGGATCTAATTTTCTATAACATTCAATAACCATATATTCACCAACTTGTAAATCATTTTTCCAATCTTGGTCTATGTAAAGTCTATTGTCGTGTTGATTAAATCTTAATGGTTTTTCACCTACTAGTACGTGGTCTAAAAAATCTAAATGTCTTAATACAACATCATAGTTAATAATTGATGTTGAAGAAAAATCATAAAGATCATTTAATCTTAATTGGTATCTTACATCAAATAAGTTTAAATTACCTTTGTTAGAATATGGGAATATATTAATTACAGAGATTACACTTTCAGGTACCACTATAAATGCGTTACCTTCTTTCCAAGTTGTTGTTACAGAATTTTTAGTTACTGATTCAGATGTATCAGCGTTTATTCTGTCGTAATCAGCCTGTGTGTATTGATACTTTAAGTATGTTCTTCTTATACCGTCATAGTGATACTGTGCGAAATATTGTAACGCTTCATCAATTCTATCTTCTAACTGGTCGTCATCAGCGTTAATTTCTATGACTGGTTTTCCTAGTGCTCTTAAAGCGTATTGTTTTAATTCTTCTCTACTTGATGGTGTTGCCATACTATCCCTCTATTTTCTACTATTTATAAGAATAGTAGAGTATTAACCAAGTGCAACAGCTTGTGCGATAGCGAATGCAGTTGACGCTTTTGTGTCTATTTGTGTTTGAATAGCACTTGTCACGCCATTAAGATAACTTAATTCTGTATTGTCAACATCTCCATTACCTATTTTAGTAGCGCTGATACCACTTGATAATTCACTGTCTCCTATGTTTGAAAGAGTGTTATTATCTGCATTAATTGTCTTATTTGTTAAAGTGTCAGTTGTTGCTCTACCTACTAATGTGTCAGTAGATGTAGGTAATGTTATAGTTCCTGTGTTTGAAATTGATGAAATTACAGGCGTTGTCAAAGTCTTATTTGTTAATGTTTCAGAACCTGCTAAAGTCGCAAACGAACCATCACTTAACGCACTATTAAATTGTGAAGTTGTACCTGTTACAGTCGCTTCAGATAAATCTACTGTTAAAGTGTTATTAGCACTATCAATAGTTTTATTTGTTAATGTATCAGTAGTATCTTGTAATACAATTGTTCCTGATGCATTTGGTAAATTAATTGTTCTATCAGCAGTTGGGTCAACAACACCTAAAACAGTTTCATAATCATCAGCCGTTGAACCCTCAAACGTAAATGAATTTGTAATTTCTATTGTTGTAGAATTAACTGTTGTAGTTGTTCCGTTTACTGTTAAGTTTCCTGTTACTGTAGTATTACCTGATACTGTTAAGTTATCATCAACAGCAACTGTACCACCAGCAGAATCTAATGTCAAATTTCCTGAAGTTGTATCTATTTCATTATTACCTGTAACGCCAACTTGTATATTACCAGCAGTTGTTGTTCCTGTAACATTACCTGAAATAGTACCTGTAATTGTTCCTGTAACATTTAATGCACCTGTAACTGATAATGCTTCGGCGATTGTTATGGTAGATGAATCTGTAGATGAAAGAGTTGTACCAGATATACCAATTGCTGAATTTTGTACAGCACTTGTACCATTACCTAAAAGAATTGCATTTGAAGTAAGAGTTACTGCACCAGTACCACCATGTTGTACAGCGATAAATTCACCTGTTTGAAATTCAGCAAGACCTGTGGCTACATTACTATCATTAAAGACTGTTCTTATTGGTGTTTTTGCTGTCATATTAATTCCTTAAAAGAAAAATAAAGTATTTCCTGCTGCTGCTCCTAATGTTGATCCATTTGCTAATGTAAAACTTGCCACAACAGCATCTGGGTCTGCTTTAAAATCTAATCTCGTATTAGCTGTATTTAGTCCACCTGATTTAGTAAAAAAAGGAACTGCTCTAACAGGATCTCCTGATGCTCCTGTAAGGGCAATTTCTTTATTTACTCCAGAAGATACTTCAACATTTGAATTTAGTGGTAATGTTGCACCTGTCGCTGATATTGTAATTTGACCTGTTCCGTCAGATGATATTGTTGAACCACCTAGATTAATTGTAGAACCAGCCAAATATAATTCATTCCATCTTTTTGTTGGTGAACCTAAATCATATGTTTCTGTAACATCTGGTGTAATATCACTATCAACAGCAGTTAAATCAACACTAGAACCGTCATTAAAGTTAGCAACTGTAACAATACTTGCACCATTTCTAACAAAAACTTTTTTGTCAGTAACGTTAATTGCGACTTCTCCGTCTGCTAAATCACTTGTTGTAGGTACGGCAGAAGCTGTCGTACTTCTTTTTAACTTAATAACTGTTGACACTTATTAATCTCCTCAATTAATAATTAAAATGTTCCACCATCAATAGTAGTAACTGTTACTGCTCCACTTGATACTGCAAAGTTGCTAGAACTAAATGAAGCGATACCCTTGTTAGAAGTTGTTGCATCTTCTCCAGTGATTGTCAATGTATTTGAAGAAATCGCTGTTGTAATACCTTCACCATTCGCAATTACTAATGTTTCACCTAGTGCAACTGCATCTGTTGATGAGTCACTACCTTGAATAGTAAATGTACTATTTGTAAGTGAACTATTAGCAATATTTGATACTGTATTGTTTGAACCATTAATTGTTTTATTAGTTAATGTTTCTGTACCAGCCAATGTCGCAAATGAACCATCACTTAACGCACTATTAAATTCTGCTGTTGTACCAGTAACGGTTGCTTCTGATAAATCAACTGTTAAGGTATTGTTAGCACTATCAATAGTTTTGTTTGTTAATGTTTGTGTACCTGTATTTGTAGTAAATGAACTTGGTAAAGTTATTGTGTTAGATGATAAATCTAAAGTTGTTGCTAATTTAGCAACTGTAACTGCATTATTATTAATTTTATTAGTTTCAACAGCACTTGTTCCAATTTTACCAGCAGTTATGGCTGTATCAGCAATTTGATTTGTGCCAATTCCTGAAGCCTTAACTTGTAAAGCGTCACCTGATACTTCAATTGTTGTATCATCAACAGCAACATCTAAAGTATTACCAGTTTTTGTTATTGCATCTCCAGCAGAGATTTGACCTGCGCCTGAGAATTGAGCAACTGTAATATTATCTGAACCTAATGTTGGTGTACCATTGTGTGTAAATACATAACCGTTATCAGCATTTGCAGTACCTTCTTCAACGAATACAAAAGCACCACCTGTAATTTCAGAAGCCTGATCTGCGTCTGGTGTTCTTGTTAATACGAAAGCAGCGGAGCCTGATCCAGTGGCAGTTACTTTATAAACACCGTTTTGTACTGCACTTGCTTGGTCTTTAACAAGTATTCTATCATCTACTGATACTGTAACACCATCAACTGATAATGCTCCGTTAGCATCAGCAGTAATTGTTCCAGCACCATTGTTATATGTAGAAGTGGCAAGAGCAGCAGTTGTCGCAACTCTAACACTATCTTTTACTTCTAAACCATTTGCAACACTATCAACATACGCTTTAGTAGCGGCATCTTGTGCGCCTGATGGATCAGTTACATTTGTAATTCTACTTGAATCAACATCAACAACACCAGTGCCTTTTGGACTAATTTTTAAATCAATGTTTGAATCGCCACCAGAAGTTGCTATTTGAACTGCATTTCCTGTTGCTGCATTAGTAATTTCTAATTCATTGACAGCAGATGTTTCTGTTTGTAAAAGAATTAACTCATTACCATTTGCATCGGCAATAAAACCACCATCAGCAAATTTAGGTGCTGTAAGTGTTTTATTAGATAATGTTTCTGTACCTGCTGTTGATACTAATGTTGCATCAGATACAGCAGTATTAAATTCTGCTAAAGTACCTGTTACAGTTGCTTCAGATAAATCTACTGTTAAAGTGTTATTAGCACTATCAATAGTTTTATTTGTTAATGTATCTGTACTACCAGCAAGTATATAAGATTGTAAGTCAGAAATGTCTGCCTCTACAACTGTAATTGTGTTAGAAGCAGTATTAATTGTTTTATTAGTTAATGTTTCTGTACCCGCAAGTGTTGCGAAAGAACCATCTTGTAATGCTGTATTAAATTCAGCAGTTGTACCAGTTAAAGTACCTTCGCCCAAATCTAATGTTAATGTATTTGAATCACTATTAATAGTTTTATTTGATAATGTCTGTGTACCAGTGTCGGATACTAATGTAGCATTTGAATTGCCTATTGTAGAACCACCTGGTAGTGTTAATGTGTTTGTAGCACCAGCAGAATGTGGTTGTGAAGCAATTACTTGTCCGTGTGAATTGACGTGACAATTTAATTGTAATTGACCAACTACTGAAGAACCATCACCTTTAATCTCAACAATATTTGTTGCTGGTTCTAAAACAAGATTGCCCGAAGCAGTTGTTGTAGTACCACCGATAACTGGTGATGTTAAAGTTTTATTTGTAAGTGTTTGTGTACCTGTTAATGTTGCAACTGTA